TAAATTATTAACGCCCCGCTATTTTATTTAAACATACACGAAATTTTAGTATATATTTTTTGCGCCTCGGACTCAGTAGGGATAAGTTGAGTTTTCAACTCACTTTCAATCTTTTGCCATAGCGTTTCTTTCAAGCCAATTCAACATGGTAGCCTGATATTTAAGCCTTCCTAAATGCAGCATTTCAATTGAAGGGTCAGTCCAAATTTTTCCACCAATTTCTTGCCAGTATCTACAGAAACCATAATCTTCAGATAAAAATCTATGTTTCTCCGGGTCAACATAAGAATTAAAGAATGCGTATGTCCAATCTAATTCCTCTTCTTGTAATCCACCTGTATCGTCAATATATTTCAATTCGGGATAAGATTCGATAAGCTTCTCAAACACTTCTCTTTTTATAAGCATAAAACCAGTGCCGGCATCATAAACACTTATAGCCCCATTATTAACTTCCACATTGTTGCTATCCTTATCCTTAACGGTATTGACAACAAATCGTAAAGAATTCTCAAGAAGTTTTTCATTATCCATTCCGGATCTAGCATTTTCTCCTACTTGTTCCCAATTAATATTTTTAATAGGATAAGCAGCTGTCATGATTTCCTTGTTATGCCATAGCATCTTAATAATATCATCACCCTTAAACCCAAGGTCACAGTCAATAAACATCAAATGTGTAAATTCTTTATTAGCCAGAAACTTAGCGGCCATTTGATTCCTTGCTCTTGAGATTAGTGAATCACTCATTGTGCAAATTGAAAATTTTAATCCGATTTCTTTAAACTGCATTACTGTTCTAATTAAAGACATAACCGTAGGTTCAGAAATTAACTGATCGTAACACGGTAAAGCAATCATTGGATACCATGAATTAATTTCTTCTTGGTCTATTTCTATTGTTTGTTCTTGGAAAATTGTCATATGATAATTATACACAAAAAAGGGGCATGATTTGCATCATGCCCCTTTCTTATTTAATTTTTTTGCTAATTAAGCGTTGGTCTTTGATGGAGACTTTACTGATTTTACATCCTTAGCCTTAACAGAAGTATTTACTGTTTCGGTTACTGCTTCAATCATTGGAGACATGTAGTAAAGGCTACTTGTATTCTTGTCAAAATGAATCTTGACACTAAGTTCCAATTTCTTTGCTTGAGCACGAATTCTTTGCTGAAGAGAATTGAATTTCTTTCCTTCTTCAACATTTTCAATCATGTATGTCTTTCCTGTCTTACTTGATTCAATTAAAGAATTAATGATTTCCTGAAGCTCAGCCGATGTACGACCTGAGCGAGTAATTTGAGGGAAACTATCAACTGTTTTGATATTGAGTGTCATTTTGCTATTCCTTGTTTTTCTTGTTTTGAGGGCTTTTGCCCTTGTGATAGACACACTATCGGCATTACTTAGATAGCACAACACCCAAAGCAAACTTTTTTAAAATTCTTTATTTACTTCGCCATGTTCGTGATCAAGTTCATGAACAATTGATTCAAGTTTTTGTATCATTATTTTCATAACCGTATTCTCCATAATAAGGTTGGAGATTGTTCCGGTCAATTCCTTGACGATTTCATCGTAAGAAGGATTTACATCTTCTCTTGTTATAGACTTTCGAGCCATTTTTCACCACTTTCTGTAGATAAGGTTTGTTTGTCATAGCCAGGAACAAACTGGCCAATATCATTATTATACACCCTAACCGTACCAAATTCTTCCATATCGTCAAGCTCTTCATATTGCTTGAAGTCAGAGCCAAGAATTTCAATATCAACTTCCATTTCCATTGACATATTCTCAACACATGTGAAAACTGAACCGGCTAATGCGTCAGCCAAATCTTTTGATCCAGAGTTTGGGTGATCAATTTTGTTATTAGCAAACAATCTTAATTTCAATAGCTCTTCCTCAACCAATAGTTCATTCCAATAACCACGCAATCTTGTGTCATATATTGTTGTCATTAAAGTATCGTAATCTGTTTTCTTAACGCTATGGAAATCAGCATTGATCCCCTGAGCCTTAAGGCTTTGAATCATCTCAATGGATTGCCAACGGTCAAAAGTTACTTTTGCTACATCAAATTTCCTACATAATTCAATAATCATTTGCCTAACTGAAGCAAAATTAATTTCAGCTCCGGGAGCTGCTTCCCAAGAATGAATTAAATCAATATTAATAACTGGAAGGTTTTCCACTCCCATAGATGTTTTAATTTCTTTAAAGCCAGCACAATGGCTCATACATAAAGCTGACCTGTCTCTTTTAAGGCCTAAGTCAATATGAATAAACCTTCTGTGCCCATCTGTATTATTAAACCAAGGCTTATAAATACCATCTTCATCAACAGGGCTTTCTGCATGCATAAAAGATTTCCTTACCAGATCAGGATCTCTAAAGTATGCGTCTTCCATTGCCGGAGGTTCACATTCAAATCTTGCCCTAGCCTCAATTGGATTTCTAATATATTCTGATTCTAATTGATGTCTTTCAATCGTAGGATTACATTCCCATGTAGCAGCTTTAATTCTCCAAGTTTTTGGCTCTTCTCTTTCAGCAGAACCAAAATATCTCTGTTGAATAAAATCTCCTTTATATCTAGGGAAAGACAAAAGAATAACCTTACCGACTTCCGGGAAACGAGACATAACAGATAACTTACTCATGTTATAAATTGCAGAGGCAGAACCTTTTGATCTTAATTCTCCTCTTGTTTCCGCGTCTGTTTTAAAAGCTGAAATCTCATCCAAAATTACAGTCATAACTTCATAACCTTCCCAACCTTCACTTTCAGAGTGACCTGAGAAGCATCGTACTGGTCTGCTAAAGAAAAATATTTCAGATACTCTTGGTTCAAATCCTACGGAGTTAAAGTAAGGTGAACTTAATAATAAGTTCTTTAAAGGTTCAAAGAAAACTCTTTGAGCCTGTTGAGCGTTTACGGCCAAGTTAAGAAGGTCAATATACACACCTTTTGCTTTTCCGTAATAACCTAATGGGTCTTTTAGACAATGGAGAATGTAAACGGTATAAGCCATTGATATTCTTGCACAATGGTCTTTTCCAGAACCTTTGCCTAACATGCAGATCACTTCGTTGTCGGTATATTTTTTATAATATTCTGACCCTTTTTCCTCTCCCATCATCTTTTGTAGGGTATGCTCTTTCAAGATTTGCGTACTGTGCCTTACAATTTCTAATTGAATGGGGCTTAGGTTTGGTAAACCCAAAAATCTTTTATCAGTTACAAACTCTTCAATAGACACCGGGACTTCTTCAAGTTCATCTTGATTTAATAACTTATCGAAATCTTCATATCGAAGATTCATTCCAAGATAATCACTCATTTATTTATCTCCTTTAAGGGGTAAGGCCGCTAAAAACAGTCTCTTTATATGATGGGTAAGGCTTGCAAAAAGAGTCTCTTTATATGAGGGATAGGCCTTATTTTTTCGTCTCTTCTTATGACTCAATAATTTCTGCATCGCTAATTTCCTCACTATCGGCATCAACGACCTCAACCTCAGCCATGATTTCAAAAGCTATTGCCAGTTCTCTTCTCACAGCATCAGCAATCTCTGGGTACTTAGAGATAACATCTCGCAAGACTCTTGAAAGTATTTGGTTAACATTCTCTGCCTTCTGCATTCGTGCAATGTATTCACCATCAGATGTATTAATACCCAAAAGTTTATGTAACTGGGCTTTCTTTGTTGCCAGTTCACCAGCAAGTTTAATTGCAGAAATTCTTGCCGGAACCATTCCATGATCTGTCGCAATGTTGATTGTTTCCCAAGCCTCTTTGCTCAACTGGTCAAATTCTTGAAGTGCCTTTACAGTATTGAATTGCACTCTTTCAAGGAAATAAGGGTCTTCCTCGGCTTGACGATTAAGTATCTTCTTATACTCATCAATGTAGGATTTTACATCATTAGTCTTTAATGCCATCAATGAGGCAATTTCATGCATTGAATAGCCTTTTATGTGAAGAAGTCCAACTTCCTCAACATCTTTCAATTTTTCAATTAAGGTTTTTTCAGTTCTTTCGATATCTGACATAATCTTTCGTAGTACCCTTCTGCAGCAGAATCCCAGCTCATAGTCTGTTCATTTAGTACGGCATTGTTAAATGTATAATCAGAAACTACATCGTAGTTATTGTATACATATAACATTTTAGCACATAAATCATCAAATTTTGGCTTTGCCCAAGTACCACAGTCACTATAAATGCCATTCATATTGATAGAACTATCTTCAAACTCTAATGGGACTGATAACTCTGCATACTCTGTACAAGCAGTTGCATTGGTGCAAATTGTTGGGATACCTTTTGCTATACCCTGATAAGGAAGCATCCCCCAACCTTCTCCGCTTGTTGGATAGACAACACAATCACATAAGTCATAAATATTGCTCAACTCTTCCATTGAGACATCTTTATCAATCACATCTATTTGAGGATGTTTTTCGATAGCAAGCGTCTCTCCAGATTTATACCATCGGGCATCAGGAGCGTCTATGCTCTTATAAAGAAGTCTTATACTCTCATCGCCTGAAAATATCTTTATAAAAGCATCCACAGTCATCTGAGTGTTCTTGCGAGTCGATGGTGATCCAATACAAAGGAAAGTGAATTTATTATCTACAAAGGAAGCAAACCTTCTCTTGGGACTGAACAGTTTATTAACTCCAAGTCTGAAATTGAAAACAGGAACTGTTACTCCGGATTCTTCAAAAACATTCTTTGCCCAAAGAGATGTTGTCCATATCTCATCCATTTGATTCATTCGAGAAACCCAATCACTTGGCAGTTTACTTGTTTCCCAATATGAAAAACCAATGTTGTACTTATTCGATACAGTATAGTCAAGAGGTAATCTATTATTTATGAATACATCTGCTTCAATGTTGATTGATGCACTAGATTGATATTCAATACCGAGTAGTGACAAGTCTTGAATGTCGGATGGTATAAGACATGTTCTTTCAATGTCCATTCCTTTCCCTACAAGACGACCATGAATCTCATCTTCGGCTACCTTGTAGCCCTCATTGCGCTCTTGAGAAACGCTAGTGCCATTCCAAATGATTTTCATGAATCACTCTTCTGTTTCAAAAGCTAATTCTTTGCCTCTGTCTTTTGCAGCTTTTCTAAGCTCAACAACAGAATACCCATGAAGTTTTGTGTACTGAACACGATAGTTGTACCAGCCAGATGTCCCAATCCAGAATTTCTCATCAGTAACCTCTGCGAGTTCCTGCAATTCTTCTGTTTCAAGTAGGAAACTGAGGACACCTAATGGCATATACAAACTCATATCATAGTTTTCATGCTTATCTTTTGCATATTCATCAAGCAAGTCTTGGTACTGCTTAATAACTTTCTGAACAGGTTCTCCTACAAAGTGATCAATCTCGCCATTTGCATTCCTAATTCGTGGACAGAACTCATCAACACTTGTGATTGTTCCGAATGTCCGGCACACCAATGGTCGATATCCATAAACGGTGCAACCGTTTTTATAAAAAGCACAATGTCTCTTCGTTTCTCCACCGTCTTTCCAAGTTTCATCGTACATGGCTTCTTTAAGTGATTCAATTACTTCTAGAATCCACGCATCAGCACTTTCTTGGCCAGTGCTTTCCATTTTCAAATAATACTCTTGAGTAATTCTAAATGCGATATTTGCACATTCAGTCATTGGTATTACAAGACCAATCTTGCAACATTCCCCGGAGCCAAGGCATTTGTACTTAGTAGCATTCTGCTTTGCCTCGATAACACGCACTTGGTTATATAACATATCTAGTTTTGCAAAAGTTATAATATCTTTTGCGACAACACTTCTTTTCATCTTCCCATTCCTTTTTTTCTTGCTCTTGTTTGTTTTGCCTGATCACGCCTACGCTTTTCTACTTCAAGTTGCATAGGGGATTTGGGCCTTCTTAAAGCTGTTGCTGATAAGTTTCTTCCCTTACCTCTAAACTTTAAAAGATCATATTTTTTACACCAGTTATAAATAGCCTGCGGGGACACACTGATGCCATAACTTTGCTGAAGAACCTTTACAATATCGGTGAGGTTCATGCGCTTCTTCACATAATGCTCATAAAGCCATGTCTGGTCCTTGTACGGTTCATCAGCCATTCTTCTTCACCTTCCAGTACCATAGAGAAATCCCAATTGCGTCAACAATGTCGTCATCATCAATTCCATCAGTGTCTTTGCCAAAAGCAACACCAACAATTTCTCTTACTCTATTTTTTCTTTCGTTCTTCATTTTAATTTGCATTGAACCTTTTGCGCCATTCTTATCCAAATCAAGTCCATCTTTCTTTGTAACATTTTTATAGCCAATAGCTGGCTTCCACGAAAGAGGGCTTACATCTTCAATTTTTCTGCACCTATCGGAAATAATTCCCCAAGTAAAACCTATTATATACGAAATAATTCTACTTGTTTGAAAGTTTTGGATATAAACAGATTGCTCAATTACAGCAACATCTGGAGAATATTGATCAACAACTTCAATCAATTCTTTCTTAATCTTATTAAATTTCTCTGATTGCTGTTTTTCTTTTGATAAATCAATTTTACCAGTTGCAATCAGTTCTTTATCCCAAGACAAGATTGCCCAAGCTAAGGAATGAGATGCCGGGTCAATAGCCAAGACTTTTTCCCATTTTTCTTTTTGTACAATATCCCTAAGACTCACTTAGATATTATACCTCTTTTCTAAGTTTTTCTTCGTCATATCCCCAAGAAACAAGTCTTTTTATATATCTTTCTTTTTTGCATTGTTCACAAATTGATTCTTTGTTATAAGAAGACAAAATGGTTGTGCACAATTTAGTCTTGCAAACTCTTTTTTTGTGCTTGTTTTCTTTAGTTTCATAATACTTTTCTAATAATTTTTTATTAGTAACTAATCTTCTACATTCAACACTGCAATATAAAGCATTATAGACTTTTGCAACAAATACATTATTGCACTTGTCATTCCCGCATATTCTTGGTTCTTCTCTAAACATCCCCCGACCAGCATTTATCAGCCAAATCACATTGAGCACATTTTGCAGATGTGCGCTTGTAAGGCTGCTTTGGCATATTACCTTCTAAGAAGTCGGTATATATACCATTATATTTTTTAAAGAGTTTGTCGATAAACTCGTCATCTCGCTCTATAAAGATAGGCAAAATTTCTTGATTGTTTTTATTTTCGTAAATTACATAACCACTTGGCAAGTCTAGGCATCTCATATAGATTTGCGCCTGCCTATAGTGATCGTCTTTGGGCTTGTTATAAATCTGTCTATAGTTAAAACCTTCTGCGCTGATTGACTTCAGCTCAATAAGTTTATGTCCATACCAGTCAATTATACCATCAGCTGTGCCCTCAATTGGGGGATTTGAATAATTAACAGGGATTTCCTCTGCAACAAGGATACCCATCTCTCTCAGATAACTATAAAGCCTTTCATGGACAGCATGTCCATTGTCAAATATTCTATAAGTTTGTGGTCTAAAAGAAGTAGTTACCTCTTGACCCTGAAACAGATAGTGCCAATATCTTGCACACTGGTTTGTGTAGCTAGGGTGGAACCCACCGACTTTCTTCATTGCCGGCGCATTTCTCTTTTCCAAATTGTCGTCAATAGCAAGTAGCAACTCTGCCGTTACTTGCTCATGAGACTTGAGCACCTTCTCTACTTTGGGTGCTTTAAGTTTGTTTAGTGATTTCAATTATAAGTTCCTTTACCTGAAATTTTTAGTGCATTTATGTTTTCTGACAATGCTTCATACATCGTCTTCCAAATATCGTTAACAAGTTTATCTTGTTCATTCATAATACTTGATTTTCTCTTGAATGCTTGAGATTTAATAATCATTTGTGTCCTATAAGCAGCTAAAACATTAGCATACTTAATTGCTTGCATTCCAACATAATGATCCGGATTATCAATAATATCCTGAACAATCCTCATGCACTCAATGAATTCCTTTGCTTTATCACCCATCTGTGACGCAAGCCATTCTTCATTAACAATTATATCCATTTTTTAATTTCCTTTCCTATCCACTCTGCTACTGGTGATGCAATGGCGTTACCACACATCTTGTAGCGATTTGTGTCAGCAATTATCTTATCATCTGCGGTGAGCCTTGTATGGTCATCAGGGAACCCCATCAACCTTTCGCACTCTAACGGTGTCAATCTTCTTAAAACCAACTCCGGTGTGCAGACACCGTGTTGTGAAATTGTATCAAGGGTATAGGAAGGATCGCCAATTTCGCCAAAGCCCTTGCCTTGTG